CATTTAACTTAGGTAATAACGTTCTCCAAGTATTTTTTGAGGATAATTCAAAAATAATACAGAGAAAACACTTTACCTTGTGGACAAAAATCCACCCTGATGATTTGTCAGAGAGAAAAGAAGAGGTGATGACTAAAGTTAAAGAGATTGAAGATAGTATGCCAAACAAACTAATTATGAAAAAATTGCCATCGGACACAGTAACGATGTTACAATTAAAAAATCAAATTAGAAAGATGGTTGGTGATGGAATTAAGATTGATATGGTTGTGTTGGATTATATTGATTGTGTTGTTCCAGATAAGAATTTGGGTGACGAATGGAAAAGTGAAGGATCGGTTATGAGGGGATTTGAGGCGATGTGCCACGAACTTAATTTGGTAGGATGGACAGCAACTCAAGGAAATAGATCGTCTATTTCATCAGAGGTCGTAACAACAGATCAAATGGGTGGATCAATTAAGAAAGCACAAGTTGGACACGTTATTATTTCCATAGCTAAAACCCTACAACAAAAAGAGTTAAAGTTGGCAACAATAGCAATAACAAAATCAAGAATCGGTGACGATGGTGTTGTATTTGAAAATTGTAAGTTTGATAATGCAATGATAGATATTGACACTGAAAGTTCAATGACGTTCTTAGGGATTGAAGAACAAAAGGAAGAAAGACAAAGACAGAGAGTTAAGGAAGTCTTTGAAAAAAGGAGACAAAGGGAAACCGAAAAGACCTCAACTAATAATTAAATTTTAAAAATTAAACAAAAAATGGACGTTTCACAAAGAATATTGAGTGATATTACAGTGTATATGAAATACGCTAAATTTGTTCCCGAACTTAATAGACGGGAAACATGGGAAGAATTGGTTACACGAAATAAGGAGATGCATATTAAGAAATACCCACATATTAAAAAAAATATTGAGGAAGTATATAAAATGGTGTATGATAAGAAAATTCTTCCATCAATGAGATCCTTACAATTTGGGGGTAAGTCGATTGAGATTTCACCAAATAGAATTTATAATTGTGCTTACACGCCAATTGACCACGTAGATTCTTTTTCTGAAACAATGTTCCTATTATTAGGTGGAACAGGTGTCGGATTCTCAGTTCAAAAACACCACGTTGAAAAGTTGCCTGAAATTAAAAGGCCAAACCCAACAAGAACAAGACGTTACCTAATTGGGGACTCTATTGAAGGATGGGCGGACTCAATTAAAGTGTTAATGGAATCTTATTTGGGATATAAATCATCAACTCCCATATTTGACTTTTCAGATATTAGACAAAAAGGTGCAATGCTTGTAACATCTGGTGGTAAGGCTCCAGGACCTCAACCACTAAAAGATTGTATTCACAACATTACAAAAGTTTTGGAATCTAAAAAAGACGGTGAAAGGTTAACACCGATAGAAACTCACGATATTATATGTCATATTGCTGATGCGGTATTAGCTGGAGGAATTCGTAGAGCGGCACTCATTAGCTTATTTAGTGCAGATGATGAAGAAATGATTTCTTGTAAATCAGGAAATTGGTGGGAACAAAATCCACAAAGAGGTAGAGCAAATAACTCAGTAGTACTTCTTCGTCACAAAATAACTAAAGAATTCTTTATGGGTCTTTGGAAACGTATTGAGTTGTCAGGAGCGGGAGAACCGGGAATTTATTTATCAAACGATAAAGATTATGGAACTAATCCGTGTTGTGAAATTGCGCTACGACCAAATCAATTTTGTAATTTATGTGAAGTAAATGCGTCAGATATTGAATCACAAGAAGATCTTAATGAGAGAGTTAAGGGGGCGGCATTTATCGGAACATTACAAGCGGGATATACCGACTTCCATTACTTAAGAGATGTATGGAAAAGAACAACAGAAAAAGATGCCCTTATTGGTGTCGGAATGACAGGCATTGGATCTGGAGTTGTTTTAGGGTATGATATGAAAGAGGCTGCTCAGGTAGTGAAAGAAGAAAACGAGAGAGTTTCCGAATTAATTGGTATTAATAAATCCGCAAGATCAACCACCGTTAAACCATCGGGAACCTCATCTTTGGTATTGGGAACGTCTTCTGGTATTCACGCTTGGCATAATGATTACTACATCAGAAGAATCCGTGTTGGAAAAAACGAGTCTATATACCCTTACTTGTTAAATAACCATCCTGAATTGGTTGAAGATGAATTTTTTAGACCTCACGATACTGCCGTTATTGGTATACCACAAAAAGCACCAAAAGGAGCCATAATAAGACATGAATCCGTATTCCAAATGTTGGAACGTGTTAAGAAGGTAGCTCAAGAATGGGTTAGACCAGGACATAGATCGGGACAAAATACTCATAATGTATCAGCAACAGTTTCAATTAAAGAAGATGAATGGGATTTAGTCGGTGAATGGATGTGGAATAATCGAAAAGCATATAATGGATTGTCCGTATTACCCTATTCTAACCATACTTATACCCAAGCGCCTTTTGAAGATTGTACAGAAGAGAAGTATGAAAGATTACTTACAACATTGAAAAATATTGATCTTACAAAAGTGATTGAATTAGAAGACAATACAAATCTTAGTGGTGAAGCCGCTTGTTCCGGAAATCAATGCGAAATTATTTAAAATAAAAAGTATTACCGAATAGTGGGTTATTTATATTTTTTCACTATTCGGTATATTTATATATATGGGAAAAAAAGGTATAACAAAATATTTTGATTTATTTAAAAAAGGACAAAGATTTGGCAAATATGAAGTAATTGATGGTAATGTAATTATAGATGGTGAGGCTAAAGTTTTTTGTGTTTGTGATTGTGGGGATACGCATAACGTTGCTTGTTATACATTATTAAAGGGTACGAGTAAGGGATGTAAACTATGTACACAGTCAAGACCTAAAGAATTGAACCCCGCTTGGAAAGGTTGTGGTAAAGTACCAGGAAAAAAATTATCAAGAATTATTAATGGGGCAAAAAATAGAAATATAAATGTTAATATAGATATAAAATTTTTATCAGAATTATATGAAAAACAAAATGGTAATTGTTTTTATACTGGCTTACCAATTAATTTTAATGATGGTTCAGCATCATTAGAAAGAACAGACAGTAAAATTGGTTATGAAGAATCTAATGTTGTTTGGGTTCATAAAAATGTTAATATTATGAAGAGAGACCTATCGTATGAAGATTTTTATAATGTGTGTAAATTAGTGGTTGAAAATAAAAAATAAAATATTTAAAATTAAAATGAAAGTAAATTCATCAAACGATTGGATACAACAGTTATATGTTCAGGAGATAACAAAAAAGAAGTCTCCTGAACCTGACTTTTATAAAGATGATAATGGTAGATTTGTTATGACAGAATCATACCATATAAAAAGAGGAAGTTGTTGCGGATCAAAATGCAAACATTGCCCTTACGAACCTATTTATCAAAAAGGAAGTAAAAATATACAAGAATCACTAAGAAATTAGTGATTTTTTTTTTAATGGTATATTTATATGTAAATTAAAAAATTATGAGAAGAACAATAAGATTAACAGAAAGAGATTTATCTAGACTTGTTAGACGGGTTATTAAAGAAGAAGAAGAACAAGATGAAATTGCTGGTAATGTTGAGTCAATTCTTAACAAACCTAAAGTTGAAATGAAAATTGAAGATATCTATTCTAATCTAAGCGATGACGAAAAAAGAAAACTTGAATCGTCTTTAAATGATTTGGGTATCAACACATATACTTCACCAAAAGAAGCTCATGCCGCAGTTCAAAATGTAGCTGATAATATTGGTGGTGAAATGAGTGAAGGTGATGAGAATATGGATCCAAAAGAAAAAGTTGCCAATATTCTACACGGAATAGGAGAAGCAAATATTGCGGCTTGGGGTGGAGTTCCGGCAGCAATAGTAATTGGCGGTCTTTTAGCTGGAACTGTTGGAGCACCTATGATTGCGGGATTTGCAATTAGTTGGGGGGTTACCGCTTTATTAATGGGATTAGCAAAACTATTGGCTAAAGATAAATCTAACACTAATGAAAGTTATTATAGACGAAATAGAAGATACTAAAAAAAAGAAAAATATTATTAACCCTCCCCCACAAAGGAGGGTTTTTTTATTTCTATAATTTTTACTTAAAAAAATACAACACTATATTTATAGGATATGGCAAATAATGGTATTACATATGGTATAAATTTTCCTTTTGTTGATTCATTTGATGGTAGGTATTTAGATGTTAATAACACAACTGAAGCTGAGATACGAAGTAACTTGGTTCATTTATTATTAACAAGAAAGGGATCAAGATATTTTTTACCTGATTTTGGTAGTAGGTTATATGAATATATTTTTGAACCATTAGACGGGCCAACATTTTCTGATATAGAATCTGAAATTAGAGACTCTATTGGTAACTATATGCCAAATCTACTAGTAACCACAATAACGGTAGAGCCTGGATCTGCGGGTTTGGAGAATAAAGGTAATACTGTAAATAAATATGGGGAAAGGGAATTTAGGGTGACTAATATTAGTCAATTAGAACACACCGCAAAAATAAGAATAGATTATAAAATTACAGATTCAGCATTTGAATCAAGCGATTTCATAATAATCAATATTTAATATTATATGGCAGAAAAAAAAATATCTTATACCGTAAGGGATTTTCAAGGTGTAAGGACTGAGTTAATTAATTTTACAAAAACTTATTACCCCGATTTAGTTCAAAACTTTAACGATGCGGGTATATTCTCGGTTATGTTGGATATGAACGCCGCTGTCACAGATAATCTAAACTTTCAAATAGATAGAAGTATACAAGAAACTGTATTACAATATGCTCAACAAAAATCTTCGGTTTATAATATAGCAAGAACATATGGTTTAAAAGTTCCGGGACAAAGACCATCTGTCGCTTTAATTGAATTTTCAATTACGGTTCCAGCGTTTGGTGACAGAGAAGATTTAAGATATTGTGGTGTTTTAAGAAGGGGGTCACAAGTTAGTGGTGCTGGTCAACCATTTGAAACGGTTTACGACATTGATTTTGCGTCACCAATAAACGGTGATGGGGCACCAAATAGGGTTAAAGTCCCAAATTTTGATTCTAGTGGTAAATTAATTAACTATACAATAATAAAAAGAGAAGTTGTTGTTAATGGTATTACAAAAGTATATAAGAGAGTAATTACACCTAACGATAATAGACCTTATATGGAATTGTTCTTACCTGAAAAAAATGTTTTAGGAATAACAAGTGTATTATTAAAAAGTGGGACACAATACTCAACAATTCCACAACCGCAAGATTTTATTACGGTAGGTCCTGATAGATGGTTTGAGGTAGACGCCTTAGTTCAGGATAGGGTATTCATTGAAGACCCGACTAAAGTTTCGGATCAACCTGGTATTAAAGTTGGTAGATATATCTCAACATCGCAAAAATTTATTAGTGAGTATACCCCTGAAGGATTCTGTAAAATGACTTATGGTGGTGGTAATATTTCTGCTGAAGCTCAACTTAGAGAGTTTGCTCGTGACGGAAAAGGATTTGATTTAAGTAGGTATACAAATAACTTAGCTTTAGGGGCTGCTTTACCCGTAAATACAACATTATTTGTTCAATATAGAATTGGTGGTGGTTTGGGAAGTAATTTAGGTATAAATACAATAAACCAAATTGGTACCGTGTCATTTGCGATAAATGGACCATCTGATTCTGT